CTTCCGCAAAAACTAGATAAATACGTGCGGTACATTTTAATAATAATATAACAATAAGGTGGTAATTGTCCACCTGAGGAAACTGGGAAAACCTCAATTTGGATTAATGAACTCAACGGCCCAGTGCATAGTTGAGTTTTATTGTTTCTTACTACGACGGGTGAAGGTCATAGTAGGAATTTGCGGGGCACGCGTGACAGTCGATCCAGAGACGAAGCTAGGCAAGTTGGAAGCAGGGTCTTTGGGATAGACTGGTTTCGATCGCATGTCCATGCGTGCTAATTTCCGACGCATAACGCCGACCTGGGTTTTCGTACGGACAAACGGAGGACGCGGCACAGGGTTTCGCATTTGAACAGGCTGAGTGCGATAAACGATAGTGCGAGCGGTCTTAGTCTTTGGTTTGGGCTCTTTCTTCTTACCAAAGACGTCCTTCATCCAACTAATGACGGTCGGTATATGCTTAACGATGATAGGACCGAGTGCAGCGGCACCAGCGGCAAGAGCAGATATACCAAAGTCATTAGCGGACGCGGGCAAACTGTCCGGTCGGCCATGAAAAATACCGGTCGACATCTCGATAGCCTTATGGTCAGGCAACGGAAGGAGACGAGCGAACGGTAAAAGAGAGCTAAGGGGTTGAGGTTGAAACTCAAGACCGGCAAAGCTCTTAAGAGTAATGTAGGGCGGCGTGGCGACGGAGGTTCCAGACGATGGTGTAACGGATAAACCCTCAAAAAGCGTCATGGTCCAGTCAAGATTGTTCCAAGGAACGTCACTTGAAACATTGCCGGACGTTGAGTTAATGATTGCGTCGCTATACAAAGGCGCTGTTTGAAAGGTAACGCCAACAGAGCCGCCATATGTTGCGATCCTGATAAACGAAAGAAGAGGGATCTGATCGCTATTAACAGAAAAAGCGCCGGCGCCGACGCCAGACATATTGTCGGTCCACTCCTGAACCGGCCCTATTGGCTGTTGGACGGTGAAGGCACCCTCTTTAGCTGGTCGAGTTGCGGCCTTAGAGCTGAAAGTGAGAACATCTGAAGCGTTCTGAGGAAGAACATTCGAAACGGCCCAGAAAGGAAACGGCGAAGCAAACTGGGTGATGGAACCTCCAGAGTTATCTTGGAGTTCCCAAAACTGGATGCCGTAGTCAGCAGTGAGTGACGTATCTATCTCTGGTGCATCTTCGACCTCGTCGAGTTTCTTGCCAGTAATAACATAATCGGACGAGGCTTTCTTCTTGAAGTGAACGGCAGCGCCGACTGAGCGCATGGCTTTCAACAACGAGATACGAGACTCACGGTTGGCTTCAGCGTAGGCAGAAAAGAAAGTCGTTGTAACAATATTGGGCTTGAATTTAGCGGATGTAACTGTGCCCTGGTCGTTAAAGGCGGTCGCATTGAGGTAGTGGGTGAGCGATTTATAAGTGGTGCGAAACTTGGCAACATCCTTAATAAAGTTACCCCAAGAATAACCACGATTAATAAGAGCAGGAGCACAAGTCTGATTGATGGGATTAGTTCCTGTAGGCGTAGCAATGGGTTGGACCCAACCGTTGGCGGTCGGTGCGAGCGGTGAATTCACAAGGAGGAAAACATACGCACCGACACGTCCTCCGGAAGGGGCAACAACGAGCATGCTACTGGCGTTGATGGTCGCGTTAGTGGTGGATCCTGTGGGCACAGTAATCTGTGGTAGGAAGTTGGCTTCGGATTTAACCTCGACGCAGACAACGTTTGGTTGCGAGCAGTCGGGGACACCTTGGTAGTCGGCCGGAATGGTCGTTGGAGGGTGGCAGACCTTTTTGACGTAAGCAGCACCGGCGGGAGTATCGGCGTGAATCGAAACTCCATCAATGCGTGCAACGAGTCGGTCATTGGACTCATTAGTTGAATTAGACATTAGAGTAGAAAATAACGTGTAGTTTTAAGTATAAATATGATTAATGTATATGAAGGTAGAACGATGTACAGGAAAAAGCGTGAAAAGAGAAAAACTAGCTACAAACAAACAAATAATAAATCAATTAGAATTAAGATTGGGCAGCACAACACGTTTGAGATGGGAAAACTTCATTGTGCGCGATCCCTTGATAAATGCGTATAAATTATAAACTGCGTTTGGGTTGAGATCACGCATATGCTCAGGATGCTGCTCACGATAGAAGGCTGTGCACATGTCAACACCATACTGAACCTGATGCTCAGTCTTAACAGCTGTTAACCTCTCTTGGAGCGACATGAGTGCTTCGTTAAAATGTTTCTCATCGCGATAATTCTTGTCGAGAAACTTTGCACTATACCGGACGACGTCAGGAAAGAGTCCATAAGGCGTAAGAAACCAACCTGCGAACTCTCCGACTTCGCTGTCGTGAAGTTTCAATCCGTGACCTAACACCGCTAAAATCTGATCGGCAGTGGGTGTTCGGGTACACCGATCGCACAAGACAGCGGAGTCGTCGCCTTTAAACAACGCCATACGCATATTCTTATAATCGAAGAGCGCGAAACAGAGAGCCATGTTGCCGATGGTATTCTCGGCAATAGTGAATGGGTTACCAGAAAACTGCTTTTCTTGTCCTCGCAAGCTGGTTGTTCCGAACTTATTACGGTAAAGCATAGTCCAGTTCTCACGGTATGCAACAAACCAGCGCGCTAGCTCCTCAGGACAGCCTAAAAACTGTATAAGTTTCCCAGTTAAAGATTGGAAAGGCTTACGAAAACTTGCGTCCCATTCACTAAAATCGTTACACGACCACCGAAAAGGCGCCTCAAACTCAGTCATAAACTTTGTAAATATATCATTCAATCCAGCCTCGGAGTCGTGAGTCGCAAGTATAATTTTACGCTTATTACGCAAGAGCAGCTCTCGGATACGGTCCAAAAGGCAGCGTGCATAAGCAGAAAATATAAGGTTGACACGCTTGCTAGTGGCAGCTACGCCCTGTCCAACCTTATCGCTCATATCAAAGCCCAATTTCGCATCAAATTTACACTGTCTCTTATTAAAGAAATCAATTGCCTCCTGGAGCTCGTCGAAAGTGACCTCAAGATCACGAGATGCAGCCGGGTTGGTCTGGAGCTTCTCATGCAACTTCTGTAAATAAGCTGTGGCATGCTCTACAAGATATTCGTGGGGCACTTTGAGATCGCGCTGAAGGCGTCGGAAGTTGTGGGGATTGCCATAGATAGCAGTTGACAATCCATTACACAACGCTGTAAATGACACTTCCATGTTACGTTTATTCATCTTGTGCTTATAAGTTTTAGAATACCTCTTAATCAACGTCGCGAGCGTCTGTTCGGTTGAATTAGAGACCTGATTCTTAACATATTTATGTAAGCTAACCTTATAAGCAATGGTACTAGAATCAGGGTTGGCAGCAGCGTCCATTTGGGTTTTCAAGACGCCCGACTCTACACGCGGTAGAACGGGGTTGGTCGGTAATAAAAATTCATTACGAGGGTCGTTCACAGCTGCAAGATGTTGATCCAGAACAGCAGCTGCGACCTCAGGTGATGCATGGACACTGGCAACTTCACTCTTGATCGTGACAGGGAGTTGCATCTCAACCACAGGTTTAGCATCATGCCCGATATATATCTGGGATATCTCCTCGTATGACTTAAATACGGTGCCATGGATCGCATAAATCTTATCGACGTACCCATGGTCTCCAGCAAGAACCAGTTGGTTAGTGGCACGTGTCATGGCGGTGTAAAGCCATTCAGTGCGGTTAACCATTTGCGAGGCGACCGAGGCGGAGTCTATATAGAAGACGACTGTGTGGTCCCGAGACCCGGTGTAAGTGGTAATGGTGTGCGCGTTCAACTTCTTAGCACGCAAATCTCGGGCAGTTGTATCGTTAAAGGCGATGATCGGAATACGAGACCCGGCAAACTGTGCGATATCATCACGGAAATGGCATATACTCTTTTCAACATCAGAGAAGGATCTCATGCGAAAACCGTGGCGCGCACAGATGAGTCGAGTGATATCTTGTGGTATCTTATAAGCGTCCAGAATATTGTTAGTAACCCCGTACTTAGACAAAACGGGATATATACGCTTAGATTGGAAGTTAACGTAAGGAGTTTGACAAATATCGCCCAATGCTACAATCGGCACACCGAAATACGTGTGTAGAAGCGCAAAGTAATGCAAAGGGAACTGCGACAATTCATCAACGACAATCCGCGTGATTTTCTTGCGATCAACAGCAAAGACAGCATGCGGAGTGTACGATGAAACGCCCGATTTCTGATGACGCAACGACAGTTCTTTAGTGGGCGCGATGAATATGGCATTTCGATATTTGTCATAAGCGCGAGTGGTCTTAGCTGCGCTCGCTACGCCAGAGATAACTTCGACAGTGAAAACTTTGTCGCGGACATTGAAGGATGGCTTGAAAGTCTCCATAGAATGGAAATAATCGTTACAAAAGACGTCCATATCATCAGGGATATTAAACTGATGTATTGTAGCGGCTCTATTGTAACGATCATAGGCGACAAAGAATCGGTTAGCCACATCAACATCCTTACTCCAAGCATTCTCGCAATAGCCAGTGAGCAAAAAATAACGCTCATGGCTACTGGTTTTATCGCTAAGAACATGCTCAGATATGCCCGTAAAGTGTCTCGCGTACAACTCAAAGACGCCGTGGCCGTTGCCAAAGCTTTTGGTAAGCAATGAGCCACCGGGTGATAGGTGGTTGAAGAGCAAGATATTAGCTTCGTCAATAGCACTCTCAGAATCGACCGGTCTCCCGATATCATTAAAGATCGCGGTAAAACGTCGTCTCGCAATCGCGTTCTTAAGCTCAGCGACGTCATCATATTTGAAATTTTCGATCTTAAACTTCAAATCTAAGGCTCCAACGCCGCGGTAATAACCGCAAACCGGCGGTGTGCCGTTGACGGCGCAAACCTCAGCGAATGACCCAGGTGCAGCGGAAACATCCAAAATACGGCCCTTGTCGGGTATTAAGTCGTACAACTTAACAAACTTTTCGTATCTTTGGGGCTTCCCTCGTAACTTATTTTTGGATGGCGCTGCGTCTTTACTCTTGCTAGACTGAAAGACCATCGTGGGAATAAATTGGTCCGTGGACAACCCACGAGCGAGAGCCTGATCGTAATCCCCGTTAATGGAAAACAGAGTTGTAAGATCGGCGGTTGAGTTATCAATCGGTGTAGAAGCAGTCGTAGCCACAGCTGCAGCGACAGGCGCAGCTGTAGCGCAAACTGGCGCAGGCGACGGTTGCACGGGCGCCGCTCGATCGATGGTGGGCAGCACTAGTGGAGGCAATCGAGTAGCTTTCGGAAATACGACGACGTCATCAGGCTCTTCCTCTTCAGCGACGGTCTCGAGTCTCGACATGTCTCGAAGCGTTTTACTAAACGTTGGCGCGCCGCCTTGTGGAAGAGACGGACGAGATGAGTAATGCCCAGCACCATCAGAGAGGCCGTTATGATAAATTTCGATAACAGCGGTCTTTTGGTTTATGAGGTGCGCAGGGCGGTACATAAAAGGCGGTTGACTGCCGATATAATACACAACGCCAACAGAAAAGTAGTCAGCCAGCATGTCTGTAACGTGCTCAGTACAGACATTAACTTCGCCAAAATACAAATAGCGATATACGTCACGCAAAGGTATGAGCGTGTGCAATGGTAAACGGTGCGCGGCAGCAGTGATGACGTCAGCTGGAGTAATCTGTCCGAGCGGAAACAAATGCTGCCCCTCCTCGCCAAGGCAAATCCGCTGACGACGGTATGCTTCATAGAAGGCTTGCATAGCACAATGACCGGCCATAAAACAATCCGGCAAATCACCGCGAAAATTCTTATGTTCCGTGAAGTTGCGTTCGCGGGAAAGCATGGTCAATAATCTTTCATGCGTGCTATCTATATCGTGCGGTAAATCAGTTGCGACGAAACCACTGACCGGTGGGGCTGTAGGTGCAGGAGCAGGTCCCACAGCCGGGACGACGGTGGCGTCGTCATCATCGCTGGAAATCTCATCGTCGGTAGCAGTTTCGACGTCCTGCACGGAAACGCCGTCATCGTCATAGTCTTCAACATCCAATGGACGGATGTTCGGGACTACAAACGGGATACGAACATGGACGACACGGTTGCAAACGTAGTCTGCAATGGGTATTGGCTGGTATTCCCAAAGCTGATCACCATCTACGTTAAGCTGGTCAATCTTCATATCGACAAAGACACGGTATAGCATCTGTTTGAATCCGAGCCAACAAGTCTTATTATGATAATATTCTTTAAGAAACTTGAAGGTAGCGGAAACACCAGTAGTACGGTCGGTCCTCTGTATAGCGCCTAAGATAAATATTGAAAACAGCACACGGTAGTACTCAGTGGAGTCGCAATTCCAAGACTCCTGGTACACAGTACCACCAATAATAATGTTGCGACGTAAACCGCTGCTGTAAGTGGCCATTTCCTGAAAACTATATGCGGCATCGTTGGTGCGGTGTGCGTATGCCATTAGAGCTAAAACAACGTTTTCAGGAACGAGGTAATGTTTTAATTGACGTTGAGGGTACATAAATTTGTTCATCATGGACTCGTAGATGTCTGGTACGAGCATGGTATGTGGATACATGCGTGATAGTGGTATCGTCATATAGTAGCCCTCTAAAGGAAAAAATTTGACACGTGTTAAATGAATAATATGCATTGGTCCGTGGGTACGGACATGCTCGACTGTAATAACAAATTCATCGTCGACACGTATGGCGGCGACGTTCGACCACTCTCGCCACACGGATGTGCGGTGGCGATATGGCGTTGAAAAATCACCCATGAGGAAGAAAGTATGTTCGTTATCTTCACGGGTGGTAAAGAAGGAATAAACGTTTTTCAAGTGTTCGCCGTAAAACACAGGAGGGATGTACATGGCTACCAACATCCGCACAGCGTTATGCCTTCTAAAAATGCGTGCAACATCTTCGATGCGCACGTCGTACAGAGAGTGCACAGCATAAATATGCTTTGCCTCAATGTTGCAATTTTGGGCGCCTTCAACGCAAGCAGGTGTCCGTGCGTTTTGGAAGGCGTGGTTTCTTAAAGTGCGCGGAGCCCGACGTGAGTTCACGACACGCGCACAATCTCGAGGATTATCAAGCAGAAGACAATTATGGCGCGCTCCGAGGGCAGCATCTGCGGAGTCGCCGATAGTGAGTGTAGATATTACACTCAAGTTATCTTCAGCTATCTGTTTCCGGAACATGTCATTCGCGTACGAATTCAAGACACCAAGAACCGGATGAGAACAATCAATAAGTTTGCCCTTACGGACAAGTACATATTGAGTAGGAAAACATTTCTGCACAGTTTCCGCGTCCTCCTCTGTAAGACGGTAACTGTGGTAATATGCATTCGCCACATTATTAGTGTGGTAGTCCTGCAATATCTTAGCTCGCTCTGAATCTAAAGCAGCGCGAGCATCAGCAGTATGATACTTAGTTACGTATGGGGATAGCATCGTAGTATAAG